CTTGATCGCTGCTTCGATCTCCTTGAGCGGATCGATCTGACCTGGCGCGTCACCCACCCATTCAGCGCCCGCCCATGCGGCGCGCAGCAGCGGATCGTCGAAGAAACCTGGAGCGATTACGTCGCCGATGGAGATTGCCTCCTCAAGCCAGGCTTCGTAGATTGGCTGACAGAACATTGATGCCAGCCATGCGCGACGTCCTTTGAAGAAGCGCCAGGCCTCGAGCAACGCGGCACGCGCAGCGCTGTAGCTGGCTGTGAAATGCTTGACCAAAATTTCGTAGGGCAGCTCGAGCGCGACGCCCAGCTGTCGCATCATTGCGGTCAAGAAAACGTCGGCGGCCGCATTTGGCCGGCCCGGATCCGCGAACGAAACCTTCTCTCCTTTGGCGAGATCGATAATCGCACCGGACCCCATCTTCACGTCACTGCCCGACTTACCCTGCACAGTCTGCGGTTCCCCCTCACCGTCGAGGTCCAGACCGCTGCCCGTTGGCGACTCGATGAAGACTGTGAAGGCGGCAGCTACGACTGCCGCATTGAGTTCCGCATGGGTGTAGTCGGAGATCTGCTTCAGGATCTCGATGACCGGGGCCAGATACGGAACACCTCGGGTCTGGCCGGGCCGACGCTTGTCGAACAGGTGAACGACATTGCGGCGTCCAGTTCTCGCGCCGAAAGCAGGAACGACATCCCATTCCTTCTCACCGCCGACGTTCATGGCGCCCGGGTGAAACCGCGCAATATGGTATGCGGACGGTGCGCCGTCGGAATCCTTTGCTACGCCCGACGTTAGTTGTGCATCGTCCTGTTTCCCATCCCTGTTGCAGAGTCGATCGGCTTCGACGAGCTGCACTTTGAGCTTGTACTTCGATGCCTTCCGTTCTTTGTAAGGCAGCAAAGCAATGACGTCGCCTGAGTCATATGCCGATCGAAATGCGAGCGCTTGCTGCTGATAGAAATCGAGCGTTGCCTCGAGGTCGCATGCGATCGCGTTGTCAGCCCAGGCCCTGAACTTGCGCTCGGTGCCCTGGCGCCACGTGGCCGCGGCCTGCGGGGAAATGCCCAGCGTCAACGCGTCTGGAATCGCTCGCAGCGACAGTCCGGTGCCGACGACACTCGAGACGTTCGTGTTGGTTGCGCCCAATGCCACGGCGCTGCGCCTCTGCAGATCCCGTGTGCGCGATCGCATCTCCGGAAGATCGTAGAGATTGTCTTCGTCGGCCGATCCGCCGGGCGGATTCCAGTCCTTTGTCCCCTGCCTGTCTTTGCGGCCACCAACCCACTGCCCTGCCAGCGCCAACTGGACGCGCGCCTTATAACGATTGCGACCGCGAACAGGATCGAAGAACTCGACGGCCCTATCGATCAGGTTCTTCTTCACCTCGAGGTTTCTTGCTCTCACGAGATCGACACCCCGTACCGAACTCGCAGGCCCGTTCGGGATCCGCTGGTTTCAAGCTTTCCAATGTTCTCTTCGCACCATTCGATCATCTTCATGACGCTCGCCAAGTCGGCGCGCGTCACGTTGCGGCCGGCCACTTGAAAGGATTGGCCGGAAGCGATTTTCTCAGCTGCCAGCAGATATTTATCGCGCAGCGTCGTCCACTGCTCGACGGTCATGCCTGCCATTCGCAACCTCTAGTGTTTACGTGATGCCGCGACTACGCATGCGTCGACCTTTCGGCTCCGCAGGTGCAGACACGGTGTTGACGGCTCGGCGCTGATCAAGTGGTGCCGCCCACTCCGGCGGCTTGTTCCAATCGATCGATTCGGCCTTGATGGCGATGCAGATCGCCCGGTTGTACGTGTGCAAATCGATAGGCTCGTTTCGAGCGCCTGGCTGGTTCACCCAGCGTTGCGCCTTCCGCGTTTCCGATGTCAGACCGTCATACCAAGATGGCGGCAACCAATCAGGGAAATGCACGTAGCCGGGCCCCGGGACCTCGCGCGCCAGGTCGCCGGCAATGCCATCCTTGATCACGTTGACGTTCAGAGACCAGATCGGCACATCGCCGACGCTTCCCGACTCGCGATCCTTTCGACCGCTGCTATCGGGCCAAGTCATCTCGACGCGCTTCGAGGTGACTTTTTGATTGCCGCGGCAAAGCATCAGCCGCTTGCCCTTGTTCTTGGCCTTCAATCGTCGCCAGAATTTGAGCGCGTTGGTCGTAGTACCCTTTTGACCGCCAGAATCGATGAATCCGAGCAGAGGCTGCAGCGCTGCGTTCTCCAGTCCTTCGACGCGATATTTGCGCTCGATCATCGGCTCAATCAGGACATCCCAATCCTCCTCATAAGCGCTCGGCTGAAGTCCTGCGTTCTTGTCTCCCTCGCGCCGATTGCTTGCCGTGATCTCGAAGTATTCGAGGATCCAGCACTCAAGACCAATGCCCCAACCCTCGACCTGGACGGCGAATCGATTGCCTTGCACGTCGCCGGCGACGGTGATGAATCGCACGCCTGGCGGAACGGTGCCTCGCTCCCACGACTCCGCTCTCTTCTGCAAAACCTCAGCACTGCGGCGCTTCGCGATCGCGCGCGGCAGATACGGCATCGCCTGATCGGTGTTCGTCGTCGCCTTCAGCGAACTTTCATCGCCGGTCTGCACGTACTGCAGGACGCCCTGCAGGTACGTCATCAACATCTGGTCCCATCGCTGATAACTGGCGGACACACCGCTCTGCCAGAAGCTGGCGATGTGCGTGCGTCGTCGCTCGCCCGTGATCTTGCCAGCGGCGCCGTCTTGCTCGATCTTTTCGCCTTCGTGAACCCACCGAGCCCGCTGACTCATCTCGGGCTTGTGCTGGATCTCATGCACATAGCCGCAGTGTGGGCATGCAATACGCGCGAATTGATCTGCGAGCCACGCTATGTCGCGCTTTTTGACGCCCTCTTCCAGTTCCTCGAACGCCGGCAGCCGGAAGTTGTCTAGCCCCGGCTTAGATTCATAGAACTCACCGCAGCCCAGGCAAGGCCAGTACAGCCTGGCGCGGGTGCCGCGGTTGTAGATTGCTGTGATGCCCGTCGCCGGCGGCGCTTCGTGCGGAGTACTCGGTCGCCATTGCGGGTCCGTAAACTCGCCGCTGGGTGATGACTCTGCGAGGCACTTCCCGCGGGATAGAAACGTGCGAATACGTGCAAAGGCCACATCCCACAGCGCGCCCTTGCCGTCGACGTCATCACGGTTTTTCGCCTGGTCGTAGTCCGTGATGAACATGTACTTGAGCGTCTTGCTCGAGTGCTGACTCGCCGTCGGCCATCCGAAGGTAAGCGCCATTCCGTTGCGAAAGTACTTGTCGAACACGTTGTCGTCGCGCGGCCGCGGCGACAACCGGGATCCGAGCTCGGGTGAGGCGGTGAAGACACGCTCGATGTCTTTCTTTGACATTTCGCGCGCCATGTCATTCGACATCTGCGTAATCTGCGTGTCGCCCGGTGCGCACGTGATGACGTACGTCAGGCCGCCGAAGATCAGCGTGTACGTCTTGCTGCCGCGCGAAGGCCCGACATACACAATCCCCGTGTACTGCCTGCCGGCGAGCAAGTCGAGTGGCTCTAGTTGCGGGCCCGCGAGTGCCGGGTTCCACGCTCCTTTGTCATTTCGCAGATAGCGACGCACCGCTTCCGTCGGCAGAACGCGTCTTGGCGGCAGCAGAATCTCCGCCACCGTCTTGGTCACCGCCGCCGGATCAAGAAACGGTGCCAGGGGCATCGCTTATCTCTAACGGCAACATCGTCTCCGACTCTTGCAGTTGAGCCGGATAGACGATCCGCTCATACATTCGTGTACGTACCGCGTCGAGTTTCTCTTCGATCTTCTCCAGCTGGGCGGTGGAGAGACCAACGTCACGCTCGAGCTCGTCGACGATGGTATCTAGTTCCAGCGCTATCGACTTCAGCACACGCGCCCATTCCATCTCAGCGATCTCGCGCTTGAGCGCCGCGCCGCGTGCAATGTCCAACCGCAGTCGTTCGCTCTCGGCCTTGAAGTGCGCCTGGCGCTCGAACGGCGTCATGTTGTCTGGATTGCGATTGCCATCCTCAGCGGCGCGCCACGCTCGTATGAGATCGCGCAACCGATACACTGGGTAGCCATTGCGATCGCCGGCACCGAAGAGGTTCGCATCGCGGACGCGCTTACTTAGCGTGTGGCGATCGCACCCAAACTCCTCGGCTGCTTCGTTGATCGATAAAAGAACACCCGCGGCCGGCGTCTGCTGGGAGAACGCTTTCTTCGGAGCAGTCTTCGCAGCCGGCACAAACTTCGCCTTTTTAGCGCGAGGACTGACTTTTTTCTTCATCTGGTGGTGGGGGTATAGGACCCCAAAAACCCTCGCCGACCGGGGTCCGAATTACCCCAGGTAGGCCTAGATCTCTGGAAGTACCTTAAAGCCCCCCACGGGCGGCCGCGGCAGGAGGCGGTCCTGCTTCCGACTGTTGCACGACGTGCACGCCGGCACCAGGTTGGATCGCGTGTGATCCCCGCCGCGTGACAGCGGTACGAAGTGATCCATGGAACGGTTGCTCACGGTGAAAGTACAACCGCAGTATCCGCAGGCCGTGGCTGCTGAACGCATCGTGATGTACTGACCACGCTCCAGGTCACTAACAGCGCTAGCTATCTCCTCACGATGCCGTCGCTTCTTTGCCTTCAGCCGTTCAAGTTCCCGTTGATGGAACTCCGCATCGAGCCTGTACCGCATGGCGTGCGCGGTCGTGGAAGACAGACGAGGGTTCCTCCATGGCTTTGCTCCAGCGTCGTAGTAAGCAGCCATCCACGAATCAGGTGCAATCGAGAGCCAGTGCTTCCATGCTTGCTTGGCCTCCCGTTCGGCCCTCGTCGCGCTCAATGCTGTTGTTCGAACTTTGCGGTGCTTGCCCGCGCTGGTTAGACCGAGTGCGGCGTAGCGCGCCCGAGCGTTCTTTTGATAACGTCGCTTGACCTCCACGCTGAGCGAGGCACGACGTTGAGCAGTGCGCCCCAGCTGGCTCTCGCGATTGCGCAGATACCACGCTTGACCAGCGGCCTTACGCGTTTCTGGGTTCGCGTATGGCATCACTGATCCCAACAGCGCATGGCTGCCGTCGTCGCAGTGGCTCCCACTTGCCTGACGCGGATGTACTTGGCCTTCACGCCGAACCAGTAGAGTTGATCTGCTACCGTGGCGAGTACTCGAATGATATCCTCTACTCCCTGCGCCTCAAGCGCGACAGCGGTCGACCAGTTCGTGCCATCGATCGTGACCTGCACTTCGACCGAACCATCGCTGCTGACCAGAGAGCAGGTGTCGTAGAGATCGGCGTCAGCTGTCACGAACAGCACACTCTGATCCGCTGAGCCTGTGCCGTTGCAACTTTCCTGCTGCCCTTCCTTCGTGCAGGCCGCCCAGGTGCTCGAGCTGACCAGCAGCGCGATCCCAATCAATACGAGTCGGAGGATGCTCATCGCGATGTATCTCGTGAGGGATGGATACTCATGGGCCCACGCCCACGCCGAGTCCGATGCCGAGTCGGCGGATGCCGAGGCCACAGCGCTTGAAGATGACCAGATCGAACGTTGCAAACGGGTCGACCTCGTCATTCGCCGCCGGCGCCTGGCTGTCGACCAGTCCCGATTGCTCCGCTGTGCCACAGACGAACGTCACCGTGTCAAGGGTCAGGCCTGCGTTCGCATTGAGCAGTAGCGATTCGCAGCTGACCAAGCTTCCTCCGACGCAGTTCGGCGCGGGCACCGTTGTGAGGATGTAGAAGCGGACGGATATCGTCGCCGTAAGGCCAGCCTGATTGGTGACTGTCACCACGATATCGATCCCATCCACATCGGCTACGGTTGGCGTGCCGGTGATGTTGCCCGCGGCATCCATCGAGAGGCCTGCAGGAAGCGTCCCCGTGGTAACCGTGAAAGTCAGCGCCGAATCCTGTGGGTCAGTGACACCATCACTCAGGGCACTCGTCGCGATGGCGTCGCCGGTCAGAAATGGACCAAGTGTGAGACTGCCGGATCCCACGCTCGGCGGCAGCCAGTTGATATAGAACTCAGCCTCAACGCTAGGGCTGGCCGCGGCGTGCCACGCACCTGCTGATACATCGTAGTAGCGGCACTTCACCAGTTGCGCGGTTTGCGGGCCGTCATAGAAAATGTTGCCGTCGTCATAGATCGTGGTGACGTAGTTGTCAGGATCCGTCGCGTCAGTGCACGTCTCGTAGTCACCGCTCACAATATCCGGTGACTCAGCGGCGTTGAAAACTTTGACCAGGTTGTTCGCTTGACTGCCGATCGTCTCCAGTTGGAGATATGCAAGGTATCCGGCTGGCGCATCCAGCTGCTCATCTGCCAGCATGTGCACGGCCGCTTCATGCTGAGAGCCGTAAACGCCGACGACATAGATGTCGTGCAATGGCAGCGTGAGTGATCCGCCGAGCACTTGCGTATCAGCGCCGGTCACCGCCTCACTCGCCGCGACCGTGATGCAACCGCCAGCCCCCGCTTCGACCTGGGCGACAGACGCAGGTGAAGCGTCTTTGGCACACGCGGCCAGATAGACCGTGCCGGCTCCATCCAGCGTCTCGCCGACGGTGTAGGCGCTCGCCGTCCGCGAGATGACAGACGGCGCGACAGTGAACGCCGGCAGCTTGTACATGTTCGCGATCGTCGCAACCGCGCTGTCGTTGCCGCTTGCGTCCTCGATACAGAAATAACCATCGACGACAGTGCCACTCGTCAGACCGGTGAACGAATGCGAGTCAGCAACAGTGGCGACGACAGCCTCACTCCAATACGTGAGCCCACCCGTCGCGGTTTCAGCTTCCAGCTGATCGCACGTCGGTGTGGCCGATCCATCGGTCAGGCGAGCGCCATAAACAGTGCCCGTGGTGTCCGCGGTGAAATCGACGGGGATGCTGGAGGTTGTTCGGGTGCCGATCGCGGGCCCGGACGTGAAGACTGGCACTGGAAGAGCTTCGCGGAACGTCACCGCTGAAGTCACAGTTGGATAGTTGCCGCCAGTCCTGTTGACGACCGCAGCCGTCGGCGAAGTGCTTGATTGAATTTTGTAGGCAAAGGCGAACGTCATCCCCGTGCCAGTCGTATTTGTGTAGTACGCCTGTGGCTGCGACCACCCACCGGTCTGAAGCGCCCAACCGACGGACTCCTGGTTGGAGGTCCACGAGGCATGCGTGACGGTCCCTGTCGCGACGGTGGGTGTCTGACTCGCGATCGTGACGTCGAATGGCGAACTGGGCGCCGTGATGTACGTGGTCGCGTAAGCGACGTCGAGGGCCCACACATACGAGGTCGACGTCGGTCGGTAGACCGTCAAATAGATCGAATAAGCAGCACCGTTATCGCCGCTGCTGAATGTAGGATCCGCATCCCAAGTGCCGTCGAACTGAGCCCAGCACATTCGCTTTGTGGGCACTACTGCAGTCGACTGGGCAAAGCACGTCCATGACTGCCCACCATCACCGACCACCCCGATCGTCGCAGTACTGGCGCGTGCGCTTGGCTCGGCGATGAGCAGATCACGCGGCTGGAAGGTCAGGCTCGAAGTCGGAATGGCGATCGCGCTAGCGCTGTCTGCCTGGGCGCCGGTGTGTGTGCCCGGATCGGCGGGCACGGCGATCGTGCCGACGTACGTGATAGCAGCGTGCGCCGGCGCGACGACCGCGATCGACAAGAGACACAGCAGATATCCCAGCAGTTTGCGCATCACTGGCATCCCCCAAGCAGAACGAAGTCAGTGGGACATGCCGTGAATCCGGTCGAAGGATGCAAGCGCGCGAAAGGCAAGAGTCCTGTGTCCCATCGTTGCGGGGCGTCGCCGTAGACCCTGTTTACGTACCAGACCCAATGGGTGGGCTGAACAGCGCGCGCCGTGGTGCCCCACGTCTGATTTGGCTTGGTTGGGGTATAGCCCAATAGCGCCGCCTCCCAGAGCACCTGCGCTGTAAATTTTCCCTCTTTCCCCCCGAGCTCTGGCGCCTGCACTTCCGTGACCATCGGCGATCTGCCGCGAAGATCATCGCCTACGAACGTTGCGCAAGGCTTATCGAGGCA